TTTTAACCTTTTGATGCGTAATGACAGTAATCGTAATGTTCTCGAAAACAGTTTACCAGGCTCGGAGTTGTTTCCGGGTGATTTTGGAAATTTCGGAGCAATCTGTGTAGCCACAGAAACTCTAGAACTTTCCATTGTTGGTTTGTTTTTCAATGTGGACAATATTTTAATTACTGCTCAACACGTGACCGCGACAGTGTGCGCAGGTACGGCTGATGTTTATCTAGTTGGTGTGAAGAAAGGCAAGCGTAAATACGAACTTAATTCATCCAAAGTTAAACTGGTGGAGCGTGATTTCTTTGACAACGACACGAATTTACATACGGGATCTTTTGATATTTTTATGAAAAGATGTAGTAAGGATTTGTGGTCAGCCATTGAAGTTCAACAAGTCTCGATCAAAGGCCGTAGTGCATATAACTTGAATATCACCGCCGTTGGTATCGTTGACGGTATGGTGGTGGCTTCTAATGGCCAGACTAAAGCTGGTAGTGGCCCGGTCGAGTTATGGCACACCGCCACAACATTGAAAGGTTTTTCTGGTGGACCTTTATACCATGGAAAACATGTTGTAGGCATGCACATAGCAGGTCGCATGGATCATAATGCGGCTATCAGGATTGAAATTATCCTGAACAAAATGCGTAAGGAGTCAGTGACTCTTAGAACATCACAAATGCCTGACGAGGAAGTAAGAAGATGGGACCCTAAGCTGAGAGGAAGGAGCGTTAGCTTCGATCAACTCTCAGAGGATTCCTATGTATCAACTGATAGTAATGGCAGAATTGATCTCTTTGATGAGGCTGAAGGCAGACGAGATTTTCCTGATTCCCTCTTTTTCAAACAAGCTTCGAAATCGGAGCGTATGGAATATGAGGAAATTCATGGTAGACAAATGGAGGACAGAGACGAATATACTGGTAATAGATCTAGTAAGCGAGATTATAATTACAACGATGATGAGTTTGAATCATGTCCTTTGCCTACTATACAAGAGGAAAATGAACCCAAGTATTGGACCCTAGCAGATCCGGAACGCTGCATGCATAGTATTGCAAGCGCGAAAGATCAAGTTGAAGTGGTAGCTTACTTGGATGAAAAAGTGGAAGAGCTTCACAAATTGGGTTACGAGGCAGACAAATACGCGTACCCAGTTATGTCGAAACAGGAAGAGAAAAAGTCTCTTGAGAAACATTTAACGCTTTTCGGTGAAAGAATGGCTTCGATAACGGAACCAG